TTTATATGTATCCATTTCCTTTTTGACTTGTTTTAGCACTGCTTTTTGGCGCTTGAGAATATTCTCAATAATGGCGGTATTATACGCATCATGGATGAATAATTTTGGCACATGGGCGGCGAAAAAGCCGTTGCCCGCCTCCGTTCCGGAGATGACGGTTCCAATCGGAATATCTTGGTGGTGAAACATCAAATCCTGAACGAGGAAACTTTTACCGGTATCACGACGACCGATGAGAACGATAACGGGACCCTTATTTTCATCGGGACGAAAGCTGATGGCTTTCATATCGAATTTTGCGAGCTCTAAATTCATCTGCTATACCTTTGTTGATACAGACAACGTATATTTTTTTACAATATTTTATACGAAGCATGAATGTCATGAATGCCATGATTGCGACCATAGAATCCGCCCGTTTAAAACCGATATAAAACTTCTATTGAACAATCATATTATCGATTGTATTTTAGGCAAATGGCGACGACACCAAAATTCCAATTACACTACCGAAAACATAAATATACCCCGGAAAGGATTGAATCTGCGAAGTTGTATGATATTCAAAATTACATTCCCATTTATAGTCGGTTTTTTGATATTAACGAGACAAATTACAACGGAATTCAGTTGAATCAAAAATATTATTTACAGAATATTATCGAACATCCTACACAGATTGTTCATGAAACAACTTCTTCTCTAAATCATTTAGAGACAGTAATCGGAGATGACGCCGGAAATACAACGAATGTTCCCATTTTTGTGAAATATTCACCACTATTAGACCCGATACGATATTTGTCTGGTAAATATGAAACACCAGCTTCATCAACAACTACTATGGGGGGATCCACCCCAACTACCAACGCCAAAACGTCGCTTCCTAAATATAATTCAACACCAGAAAACTGTGAAGAAAAAATGCTGAATACGAATAATTCATCTTATGTGGATGGATTTTTTTCATATTTGACAAGCCGTGCTCTTCACACCCATGGTATTGTTCATGGACTTGACTATTATGGTAGTTATCTTTGTAAGCAAAGCGAGTTTTCAACAAACGTATTCGATGATATTGATTATTTGGCAGATTGTTCCTTTTTTAATACATATGAAAACCAGCGATTTACAATAGATTATTCGCAGTTCGGTGATGATGAATCCAATATGCGTGACCATAAATGGTTGAAACTACGAAATAAGTTGAATCCGGTATTACACACAGGCAATAAACCCATCACAATCCTTGAAGATGTTGTAGAATTTGAACCGATCATTACAACAGACGCAACATCGAGTGATATAGATTCGTATCTAGAAAATAGTTGTAACATGGTAGAAATAAATGTAAGCGATTTTGATTCACAAGTGGAAGACGCATCTCTGGATGTTATCCAACCAAAAAAGACGAATAAAAATAATACGCACGACACCGACGGCGATAGTGAAAGCGATAGCGATGATACATCACAGTCAAATTCATCCTATACGACAGTAGAAAGCGATGAAAATGATGATGAACATGAAGATGAAACCAAAACGAATAATGAACAACATAATGAGGGTGGTTCTGATGATACTAATGGCGATGAAGATGGAAGTGATAGTGATAGTGACGGTGACGGCGACAGCGACGGCCACAGCAACAGCGACGGCCACAGCGACGATAGTTATTCCGATTACAGCGATGATGAACAGATTATCGTAAAAATAAAAGACTTTCCAATCCAAGCAATTTTACTTGAAAAATGCGTCAGCACACTCGACCATATTATGATGCGGGATGAACTTACGAAAGAAGAATGGACATCACTTTTGTTTCAAGTCATTATGACACTCGTCATTTATCAAAAGATGTTCGCTTTCACACACAACGATCTACACACAAATAATATTATGTTTGTTGAAACAACCGAAGAGTTTATCTACTATTTATACGAGGGTCAATATTACAAGGTTCCAACCTATGGTCGTATATTCAAGATCATCGATTTTGGCCGCGCCATATACAAATTCCGCGGGGAGCTCATTTGTAGCGACAGTTTTCACCCGAAAGGCGACGCAGCCACCCAATACAATTTCCCGCCGTATTACAACCCAGACAAACCAACGGTCGAACCGAATTACAGTTTCGATTTATGCCGTTTCGCTTGCGCACTCTTCGACTATTTCATTTATGACCTGCGCAAGGTAGAGAAATTATGTAAATCTGACAAAATCATCAAGTTGGTTGTGAAATGGACAACCGATGACAAGGGACGAAACGTTCTCTATAAATCAAGCGGTGAGGAGAGATACCCAGATTTCAAACTGTATAAGATGATATCTCGTTCAGTTCATGGTCATATCCCCTCGAATGAAATCCACAATCCGCTATTTGATGAATACAAGATCACGTATAAAAAATACAAGAAACACGCAGCACTCGCAGCAAAATTCCTGAAAGATGGTAAAAATACACACATATTTATGGATGTTGATGGTTTGCCATGTTATTGTGAAGCCTTATAAAGACACTGTCAAATACGACGTCATCATCCCTCCACCACTAACGTGATCTCTCTTCTTCCTCACGACGACGACGACGATTTCCGATGATCATCTCTCGATGCGCTGGAACTCCATTCTTTGCGATGAACTCGATGTTACGCATCGTCCAACCCATGCTACATCCAGAATGTCCGGTTTCCATATGATCTCCGACAAGCGTAACAATCCAATCATCACCATAACTGAAGATAAATCCGCGATCGGCAGGCGGGCTGTATTTCGAGAGATATTTCCAAACGTTGATTTCTTTCTCTCGAACACCAGGTAATTGACCGACGCGAATAATCGAACGCATTCCATCGCGAATCATGTCTTCCGACCATTTGTCGTTCATGTATGACAAGTCACACGCATTTACAGCGTCCAACGTAAGAGGCCAATATTCATCCATTTGAGCAACAGGGGCTCGCTCCAATTCAACAGCGACAGATTCCGGGGCAACAACAGACGACATTACGAGAGTGAAGACGAATACGAATAATAAAGAATTCATGTCTTCAAGTTCAATATAAACATAAATGTTCAATTTTATGTTTATAACAGACAGTACAATACAAATAAGTATTTGAAATATTAATATTCATTTCATAGCAGAAGCGATTTGATCTAACACCACGCCAACAATAACGCCAAGTGACAAGCTTCCTGATAGAAACCCTACAATCGCAGTAATCAACATAACGATCCATCGTCGGTCAAATAATTGCGGTTTGAATAAGCTCTCCCAATCGCCGGTTTTGTAAACAACAAGCAACATAACGCCTACTACTGCCGCAATCGGGATTTCGTTAATGGCCCGACCAAAGAAGAGGCATATAACAATAAATAATATACTCGTTATCACGGATGAAAACTGGGTTTTTGCGCCATTTGATAGATTAAGCTTGCTTTGTCCGACCAGGACACAGCCACCGAACCCTCCAGTCAATCCCGTAGCAACATTCGCGATGCCTTGAACGATACTCTCTCGTAATGAATCACCCTTAATCCCTAATGCGTTCTCAGCATCTTTTACCATGATCAACGATTCCAATAATCCGGTAAATGCCATCGCCGCCGAAAATGGCAGTATTTTCATAAGACTTTCTGTGTTGTATTTTATTTTACTAGATGTCACCGCATCTGTTGAAATAATTGACGGCAGCTCCGACTTTAATTCTCCAATATCTTTGACGCGGTCAATATTATAATATTGTGTAAATATGTAAATAAATGCTGTAATTGCGAACATCGAAACAAGACCGCCTGGTATATGAATATGTTGATCTTTGCTGTGTGTAATTTTAATAACACCGAAAAATGCGATCAAGGTAGATATTATTGTGAATAAAGACGTATTCGCCAACTTCAACCCAGTTAACCATTTATGCTCCTTATCTTTGAAATTATCCAATTGATGAATCGCGATAAGACCAGCCAACGCAATCAAAAACCCTGACATGATATGTTTCGGAACATAGGTTACATATTTGTAAAGACCTGTTATCGCTGCTAGAATCTGGATAACCCCGCCAGCGATAACTGTTGGAATAATATATTCTTTACCGAGTAATGTGCTTACTCCAGCGATCGAAGTTGCGACTGCCGCTGTCGATCCCGAAATCATCGTGGGCATCCCTCCAAATAATGATGTAATCAGAGACATGACCATCGTATTTTGAATCCCTGTATTTGGAGACAACCCCATAATAAAGGCGAATGCTATGGATTCGGGGATCAATAAGAGAGCAATCGTCAATCCCGAGAGAAATTCATTCACGAGTTGAGTTGGTCACGCAGAGCCAATCGCATTCATCCAACAGTATATATAATATAAACATATTTTCTGTTATAATATATCAATATATCAATATATCACTATATTATAACGTTATCTTTATCGTTTATTTTTGATAATGGATACTTCAATCAAGCGTAACACAATTACAATCGAAGGTACGACATACGACATCACAGAATTCAAACATCCCGGTGGAAATATCATCAATTATGCGATGAATTCGCCCGACGCCACTGAAATATTCAACGAATTTCATTATCGTTCGTCAAAGGCCAAAAATGTCCTACGTTCGCTTCCGCATTATAATGATGGACCTGAAGTCATTGAAAACAAAGAACAACCTGTTATGACAGAACGCCAACAAGAAATGACGGCGGATTTCCGAGAGATGCGTGCCACCCTTATTGACCAAGGATGCTTTGAACCAGATTATATACATGTCTATTTCCGACTTCTTGAACTCGCATTTTACTTCGGTCTAGGAACATGGCTCGCCTCATATAATATCTACGCATCGATTCTCTCGTTCATCGCATTTAAGACGCGCTGTGGCTGGGTTCAACACGAATGCGGACATCTTAGTTTTACTGGAATCCGTGCGTTCGACCGCACCATCCAAAATTTCACGATGGGGTTTGGTGGCGGTGTCAGTTCATCAGTATGGAATTCGATGCATCAAAAACACCATGCTACACCACAGAAAATTAAGCATGATATCGATTTGGATACAACACCGCTTGTCGCCTTTTTTGACCGTGCGTTCGAAGAGAATACGAACGGGAAAGCGGCATCACGATTTATGAATCGATGGTGGATGCGACTTCAGGCATGGACGTTTTTGCCTCTCGTCAACGGTGTTCTTGTCCATCTATTCTGGACATATTATCTTCATCCAAAAAAGGTATTTCAACGATTATATTCGGCACGAACGAGAGAAGTATATCTCGAAACCGCATTTGAAGCGGTATGTATGACTGGTTCTCATCTCTCGTTGCCTCTCATTTTCTATTCTGGTGGATCAAGTGGCGGCGGATTATTATGGTGTTATTTCTTATTGATGGTCGTGAATTTCTGGAATTTCATCTTTTTGTTCGGTCACTTCTCTCTCTCGCATACATATACAGGTGTGATTCCAGAAGACAAACATCTCTTGTGGTTTGAATACGCGATTCATCACACCGTTAATATTTCGAACAAATCTGCGTTGGTTACATGGATTATGGGGTATCTAAACTTTCAAATCGAGCATCATCTGTTTCCGTCGATGCCGCAGTATAAGAACGCAATTGCGGCGCCATACGTTCGTCGATTTTGCGCAAAATGGTCAGGACATCTCTCATATACAGAACATTCCTATTTGAAGGCATGGCGGTTGATGTTGTCCAACTTGAACTGCGTTGGAAAACATTATTATGAAAATGGGGTGGTTCGTAAAGAAGCGGAAGCGGAAGCGGCATCGGCAGCACCGGAACCGGAATCAGAATCAGAATCAGAACCGGAATCAGAAACAGAAGTAATACAAGACCTTCATCTTGATTAAAACCCTGGCGTATCCACAAATACTGCCGGCGTACCACCGCCACCGCCACCGCCACCACCGCTACCAATATTCTCAAACTGATTCAATATAAATACGGCTAAAATCGACGAGACGCAAACAACAATCGAATCTCGAACCAACACCTTCACAGGCTTTTGATTGTCATGATCGACAAACCGCATTTCTATAAATTTCAGTAAAAAATAAACAATCGCTACTACTGCACCGATAATCGCTAATTTTGTAGTATTGAACATCACAATATTCCAGTATGAATGTATATAGTTCTAAACAGACGTATATACATACAAATTCAATTATTTATTCATTTTTATACGCGTTAGCACGCCACGCCACGCCACGCCATGCTACACTAGGATGTCTGGAATGCCAACATCACCGGCGGATAACAAAAATACATCACTACGCCTGCGATTGCTAAAAATGCGAAAGAAAAAATGAAGATGAGCAGGTCAAGCAAAACTATATTATCATACCATTTTCCTTTATCTTCGTCGCTGTCCGCCATATTTGTAATATATGGCTATTTTTTATAACTAGTCTGCTTACGCTTACGCCAAAACTTCGATATCATCCAACAGAGGTGGTGCGTTTATCTCTTGAATATCGTTGAGTGTATGAATGTCGAGAGTATCCAACCGAATATCATCGCCAATCTTTAATCGTCCTACATCTGCTTCATCATCATCTGCATCATCATCGTCGTCATGTGTCATATATTCATTCTTTCTCTCGGAAGAATCCGTTTCAAAGGTTCGCACTTGATTCTCTCCGAATGAAATACCGCTGCCAACACTACCACCGCCGCTACCATTACCGCTTTCCAAAGTGTCATTTGATGCGGTGGTCAATTCAGATGATACCACATTCGCACTTCCATTTAATTCACCAACAAAATCAAGTTGGTCGATTGTCGCGGCCGATACGTTATCACCTACGCTGTCGCCGGCAGCACCACCATCTTGGTCGCTCACCCGATCACGATGACGCCTTCGGCGTGTGCTTCCATGATGTTGTCGGCGCCTCGCCGAGAGATTGGCGTCTTCTTCCGAGAGAATCGGCTCTTGTTGGATCACCTCTTCATTTTCAGTGACTTCTACAACATCTTCAATCGTTTCTTCTAAATACATCTTAATCAGTTCCTCTACCGGTATATTATCACGAATCGTATTGTAAATACATTCCTTCACAATAATTTCAAATTCACGATTGTTACGCTGTGTGTGAAGAGGTTGGATCCCTCTCTCGAAAATATACACATTGGAATACACCTTCCGTGCGGTATTCACGTAAATTTTATGAATAAAGTCAGCTAATTGCGGAATCTTGATATCCACCTTCTTCTGTTTGTTTCCAACACGCATTACCGTCATACACTTCAAATGAATAATATGAACACATGTAATTAAATCCTCTAAATATCCGCATGTGCTGCGCTCCTTGATTCGCGCTGTCTCTTCCTTGATAATATTGGGGTTCCATTTTGGAACTCTCGAGAGAAGATTCTGAAATGTCATGAGATATTTGTCTTGTTCCTTATTTCCGACACACAATTTCACGGCCTCATCGAATATCGACCGAATACCTTCTTGAATAAGTGGTGTCAGAATATTCACAAGTCGTGACGCCCATTCATTTTTGGATTCATAAAGAGAAGTAACCGAATAATCATCCATCGCAAGCCTAAAATGATACTGACTGATACTGGCTGGACCTTACATAAATGAAATATTTTCTAAACTCAGATTACAACGAAATACTATAAAATGAAGAAAATAAAATAGTAAAAGTTTCTCATTTCTAAACTCTTTTCGCACTTTGTCGAACATAATCAATAATTCGTATCTGCGAATATCGTTCATTTCAGGGTGTGTATGAATAAAATCGATGATATCGAGACCGCAGTAGCCTTGTTCATATAAAGACACCGCCAAATCCAGTATTTTTTCATAGTCTTTATTTGTGGCTGTTGTATCAATATCACCGATTTTTATGAGTTCGGGCAGCGTATGTTCTCTCGATTTCAATATTTTGTTTGTATTGCATACCTTATCGGCGATATATGTATGAAGATTAACTGCGGTTGGCGGTGTTTCTGTTCCTATTGTAACAACAGGAGGCGGAATATAAATATCACAAAATCTCGACAATATCGGTTTTAAAAGACTATCTTTATTTTCAACGATTATAAAGAACCTCGTGGAAGAACTAAATAATTCAATACATCTTCGTAGTGCGGATTGTGCGTCAATCGTGAGTTTATCCGCATTCGTCAAGATAACT